GGCCAACAGCATCAGTGGCGCTGCACCTGCAGATGATCGGCCGGTGCTTGCGCCCGCAACTCGGTAAGCGCGCCGTGGTGCTGGATCACGTCGGCAACACTCTCAGGATGGGACATCACTTAGAGCGACGAGACTGGACCCTAGATGGCCTTAAAAAGCGCGACCGCGAGCAAGCGCCATCGGTCAAGGTCTGCCCGCAATGCTTTGCCACCAGCGCCAGTGCAGTGCAGGTATGCCGCGAGTGTGGCCATGTGTTTGCGCCGCAGGAGCGCCGCGAGCTGCAGCAGGTGGATGGGGAGTTGGTGGAGATGGCAGTACGCCAGCGCAAGCGTGAGCAAGGCAGCGCCCAGTCCCTCGACGACCTACGCCAGCTAGCGCAGCAACGCGGCTACAAGCGCGGCTGGGCGGAAAGGGTCTATCAAGCCAGACTGGCGAAGCGTTACGGCGGATGAGTGACCGAGCAGCAAATCCAGCAAGAGATCCGCATTGCCTGCAGCAACGGTGATACGCGCCTGTTCCGCAACAACACCGGCACGCTCAAGGACGCCAATGGCCGCCCGGTGCAGTTCGGCCTGTGCAAGGGCAGCGCTGATCTGATCGGCTGGAAGCGCGTCACCATTACGCCCGAGATGGTCGGCAGCACCGTGGCTGTCTTCCTATCTATTGAGGTGAAGACCGCAACAGGCAGGCTGCGGCCCGAGCAGCAGCAGTGGCTGGATGCGGTCCAGGCCGCTGGTGGCATTGCCGGCGTGGCGCGGTCGGTCAGCGATGCGGAGCAGATCATGGCTGCCGGGAGTTGACAGGGGTTGCACATGGTGTAGGATACGCACAAGCCGGACAACCGGCACCCCAAACCGAGAACCATGCTCACAACCGCACTGCTGATCATCTGGAAACTGCTGCTGCCACTGCTGGTAGTAGTCGCCGTGATCGACTGGCTAACCGCCTCAGATGATCGCCGCATCCGCGTACTGCGCCGCACTGGCCTGAGCCAGAAGCGCATTGCCGATCGCCTCAACCTGTCCACCTATCGCGTCCGTAAGGCGCTGATGGCATGAACAATCTCAACCGCCTCGCCGTGCTGGCAATCATCTTCGGTGTCTGGGCAATGGCCTATGACACCGGCCGCCAGCAGCCCGCCTACAGCCATCACGCCTGCCAAGAGCAACTCAAGCCATGACTGAAACAGACATCTACTGGACATTTGCCACCGCCTACCAGCACGGCGGTGGATTCTTCCAAGCCCTAGCCGCTGCTGGCCTCAAGGCTGACCCCGGCAACAAGCGCCGCCTACTGGACGCATTCCCCGAGCTGGTCTCCACTTACGGCACCGCCAGCCGTATGCACCGCCAACTGCGTAGTGGAGCAGCGGTATGACCAGCAATGCCGACTACCACGCCGACCCAGCCGTCAGCGCTTCGCACCTGCACGCAGTGGCCAAGTCGCCTTACCACTACTGGAGCCGCTACCTCGACCCCAAGCGCATTGCACCGGAGCCGACTGCTGCCATGCGGCTTGGATCACTGGTGCATTGCGCAGTGCTGGAGCCGGAGGAGTTGCTGCAGCGCTATGGCGTCTGCGGTCCGCGCAACACCAAGGCTGGCAAAGAGCAAGCAGAGCGCATGGCTGCTGATGGCATTGAAGCCGTCACTCAGTCCGATATGGCGCTAGCGCTCAGCATGGCTGCCAGCGTCCGCGTGCACCCTGCAGCAGCAGCATTGCTCGCCCATGGCAAGGCTGAGCAGTCTTTCTGGTGGGATGACGCTGCCACTGGGCTGCGGTGCAAATGCCGCCCCGACTGGTACGCCGGCGCGACGGTGGTTGACCTCAAGACCACCACAGACGCCAGCCTTGCCGGCTTCGCCCGTAGCGTGGCTACCTTCCGCTACCATGTGCAAGCGAGCCACTACCTAGCCGGCTTGCACGGTGCTGAGCGGTTTGTGTTCATTGCCGTTGAGAAGACTGCACCGTACGCGGTTGCGGTCTACGAGCTTGACGCCGCGGCCATGGCTGCTGGTGATGAGCTGCGGCAACGTGACATGCGCGTGATTGCCGATTGCCAAGCCACCAAGGAGTGGGCGGGTTACGGCGATCACTGCCAAACGCTCAGCCTGCCTTCATGGGCATTAACTGCCAACCCAACTATCACATCCGATGACTTCTAGCATCACGCTCTGGACACCAGAGCAAACGCAGCTGATCTCAACCACCATTGCGCCTGGCTGCAGCAATGACGAGTTGCGCCTGTTTGCTTACGCCTGCCAGCGCACTGGGCTAGATCCGTTCAGCAAGCAGATCTACGCCATCAAGCGTGGCGGCAAGATGACCATCCAGGCCGGCATTGACGGCTTGCGTGCCATTGCCGAGCGCACCGGGCAGCTTGACGGCAGCGAAACCTACTGGTGCGGTGACGACGGCGTATGGACTGACGTATGGCTTGGCAGCAAGCCACCTGCCGCGGCCAAGACCATCATCCATCGCAAGGGCAGCCAGCATCCATTTGTTGGCGTTGCACGCTTTGCTGACTACAACGCCGGCCAAGGCTTGTGGTCCAAGATGGGCGCCGCAATGATCGCCAAATGCTCTGAGGCATTGGCACTGCGTAAGGCGTTCCCTGCCGACATGTCCGGTGTCTACAGCACCGATGAGATGCAGCAGGCCGAGGTAGAGCCGGTGACCGTTACCGCTGCACCTGCGCTACCAGCAGGCGACGCCAAGCTGTTCCAAGCCGGCAAGGCTGCGATTGCCAAGGCCGACACACTGGCCAAGCTGCAGGAGGTCGTAGCGCGCATGGATAAGCGCAAGCCTGATCTCAGCGATGAGCAGAACGACGAGTTGCTGCGCCTTGCTGTAGAGCGCGAGGCGGTCCTATCCGACACGCCATCGGAGGATCCGTTTGCTGATGACTGAGCCATTCCTCACCACTGACGAACTGGCAGCACGTTGGGGATTGAAGCCAGCAGCCGTAAAAAACCAACGCGCACGTGGTATTGGTCCGGCTTACGTCACTGCACCACGCATTGGCCTACCAGCAGGCACGCCACGTGTTCGCTATCCCCTTGCACAAGTCTTGGCTTTTGAAGAAGCCAATGGCATCACACCACTGAACTGACATGAGCCTTTACGCAACTGGCATCGTTCGCATCATTACCGACCCGCAACTGCGTGCCTTTGAATCTGGCACCATGGTTGCTAACTTCGCTGGTGGCATCCAAGAGGGTAAAGACAAAGACGGCAACTGGATCAATAACGCAATCGACTGCGAGATCTGGGGCAAGTCCGCTGAGCTGATCGTTGATAAGCTCAAAAAGGGCGACAGCATTCTCGTAACTGGCGCCGTGCGCCGGCAAGAGTGGAACGACAAGGAAACTGGTGCCAAGCGCAGTAAGCATGTGCTCAGCATCCAGCGCTTTGAATTCATGCCACGCGGCGCAGCAACCACCAGCGAGGAGCCTGTGTTCTGATGAATCAAACCACACTTGACATTGCATTCAAGGAGTGGTGGGAGGCGTCCTACGGGCGCCCTCCCGGCACCCATGCAGTGATGACACACGTGGCATTTGCCGCGCATATTCTTGAACTCCTGGAGCTAATGCAAGATGATCAACCACAAAACTGAGCAGCGCCGTGATGACTACCTGCAGTGGCTGTACCAGCAAAGCGGCCGGACCTGCTGCACCTACACCGGTCTGTATCAACAACGCATTGCTGATCTGATCCGCCGCGATATGGCAGAGGCTTTAGGCGATGAGTGATCTCGTCAATCATCCGCCGCATTACAAGCACGGCGACATTGAGTGCATCCAAGCCATCAAGGCATCACTCGGTGATGATGGCTTCCGCGCTTACTGCAAAGGTAACGTCATCAAATACCTATGGCGTGCTGAGCACAAAGGCAATGCCGATCAGGATTACGGCAAAGCCGACTGGTACATGCGCAGGTTGCTGTTGCATGTAGATGAGTGATCCATTTAAGCGCGGCGAGGAAAACTACGCCGCGTTTCTCACAGAAGATCACGTACGCGAACTACGCCAGTTGCGTGTTGCTGGCAGCAGCTACAGACAACTGGCAGAACGCTACGGCATCAGCAAAGAACACGCATGGCGCATCTGCCAACGCATTGCATGGAGCTGGCTTGAATGACACAACAACATCCGATCACCCCACCGTCAGAGCTATTGCAGCTTTGGTTTGAGCAGCATGATGATTACAACAAAGGAATCAATGAACTATTAATTGAAGCCGCTCAATACGGTGCCGACCAAGAGCTGGAGGCGTGCTGTGAATTGACTAGGGACAACGATGGCTATGACGCTGCGCTAGCACTCCGCGCCGCCCGCCGCCCCAAGTCATCGAGCTTGAAGGAGCAGGCGCTGGAAGCACTACAAGCGCTGCAGCAGCGGACCACAGATCCCGGCATCATCGAACCACTTCGCCGCGCACTGGAGCAGCTCCCCGATTAGCCAAGCCCACTATTTACTCAACCAATGACCATCCTTTGCGACTACGAAATCAAAGCGCTGTGCACCGACGGCATGGTGCCA